GACCGGGGTGGGGTTTATTTGCTGCAGTCGCCGGGAGGCTAGGCTAACCATGGTCGTCTCCTCTATCAGAAGTTGTTGCTGTATTCATTGTCGGATCCGCACTTGTCGATCTCAAAGTGGAAGTCTCCAAAAAGGAAACCCACATCATCGTCGTAGTCATCAGTTGGGTCAGCAGCCACTCGGAATATCCTAAACACAATGGCACTACTCAACGTCTTGCCAGACCCGGATATGTCGGCGAACTCTGTTATGTAGTGCTTATCTGCAACCAGGGATGCGTCCTCTTGGATGGTTGCCGTTGTGGCCGACGACGCATCAGAATAAATGATTGTGGTGTCTCCTACCGTGCCGGCGATGTTGACCCAGTAGTATTCAAAGCCCCATCGCGGAAATAAGCCTGCCCCACCATTTGTCTTGGGGAACCAGTGAACGTGAAAGTGAAGGTTACTCGCTTCCTTCCAGCGGTGAGGAAGCTGCCATTCGCCCTCCAGGGACTGTTCTGTGTTTTTGTCGAAGTAGTACCGCCCGACTCCGGTTGACCCCGACCCATTGGTCTTATGGGTGGCCCATGTCGGGGATGATGATCCGGGCCTTAGCCTGGATGCACCAAACACACCGTCATCCCACTGGGTTTGCAGCAGGCGGAAGTCGCCATTCACGAGGAGTGCCGAGTCGACCTGTACTGAACCGGCAGCGTCGATGATCAGGTTGCCTGCGTTGTCGACGGTGAGGTCAGCCTTAACGGTCGCACTTCCGTTGGAGTCGTTGTACGTCAACCTCAGACAGTCCCCGGTCGCCGAGTTGATCTCGAGTTTTTTGCCTGGATCTGTGGTGCCAATTCCAACCATCCCATCATGGGTTATCCTCATGGCCTCGGCCGCACTGACATAGTCCTCCTTGGTGACGAACACCATGTTCATTCGTCCGGCGTAATTGCCGTCCGATACACCGTAGATTGCAATCCACTTGCCAGATTCTGTGGCATCCGAGTAGGAGCTGAGCTTGAACTTCAGCCCAACACCATAACCTCCGGCATTGGCGTTGTATGGGTTGGCCAGTGTGAGTGCGTAATCCACGGAGTTTGTGGATGCGACAGTGACTTCTGCCTTCGTTTGCGGCGATGTAGTCCCTACACCAACCCTCGTGTTGTTCATGTCCAGACTGAGTATCTCGGCACCGAGATTTCCGTCATCACTGAGCCTATGGAAGTACGCCACTCCATTATCCACCATTAGTTGGAGTGACCTGTAGTTCGCGGTATGTCCCAGATCGGAGATTACCAAGTGACCGGCACTTGATCCCTCGATGCCTACCCGTGCCCGTCCAGTGGACTTCACATGAAAGATGGTCCCGTCAAATACCGTGGCACCACCGTGGAAGGCACCTGGATTCGTAGTGCCTATCCCGACGTTGCCAGTATTGGTTATCCGCATCTTTTCTGTCAGCGAACCATTACCAACAAGTGTCTTGAACGTCAGTGCAGTCGCTCCGGTGATCACATTCTCAGCATAGCTGTACACCCCAACTATGGTGACTGTGGATATCTGACCAGCTACAATAGCACCCTCATCTCCATTTGACGAAAATGGAACGTAAACAGTCAGTTTTGTATTTGGCGAAGTGATCCCAATACCAACATATCCATTCTCATCAATCCGCATTCTCTCGGTGATGACGGCACTGCCGTTTGCGGTGCTAATAATGAACTGCCCACATGTTGTTTGAGTTGCCCCAGGGCACGATGATAGCCTCGCCTGTTCAATCTTTGTGGCGGAGGTGTTCTCTCCGTAGAGTTTAATGAACGTCTTTTGGGTGTTCTGGACCCCAGTGTCGGTACTGTAAATCGAAAGTACCTGAGATCCAGACCCTTCGATTTCGAGGTGATTAGATGCTGCTGTCGCAGTTCCTATTCCAATATTGGCATTCGGGAAGATGATGCTTGTCGTTGTAGATCCGATCTTATCGATTTCCCACGCCGTGGAGTTCGTCTGAAGAATTTCAATTCCTTCACCAGCGTTGGAGAAGCGGACCCCTGTTCCTTTTACGTCCAGCTTTCTGGCTGGAGTGTTCGTACCAATACCAACGCGATCATTGCCGGCATCGACCATTAGCAGGTACTGGTCACCATCTCCCTCAATCCTTGTGTCGCGGTCGTTGCCGGCCTCGTTGATCACAACACCACCAGTGGTGTCAATGTACAAAAGGCCAGCGGCGTCAAGGAGCATGTCGGCGTAATAGGCTGCCGATCCATTGCTGTCGTTGTACGTCAACCTCAGACAGTCCCCGGTCGCCGAGTTGATCTCGCACGCTCTTCCGGGGGCGTATGTGTTGACCCCAACCCTCCCGAGGAGCGTCATGTAGGTTGGCGTCGTGGCGTCGATGACCATGCTTCCAGTGGAGCTGCTGAAGAAAAGCGAGGCATCGTCGTGGGTTCCGAATTTCAGGGCCACGTCGTCAGGGAAGCTCATCCCACCGGTAAGCGTCATGGTGTCGTGATACAGGTAGTGCCCAGACCACCTTGTTTGGGAGTGGCAAATCAGCAGGATGGCAACATTGTTGTCCTGCATGGTCATTGACCCACCCGGGGTGCCGTTGAGGATGTCAGTGGCCCCAACGGATACCACCCTGGCCGTTGTGCCGCATGTGCCCAGGTTGTCCTTGATGATGATCCAGTCGCCCGGGAGGGTTGTCTGGTCTGTAAACCAGTCAGGTATTGTCCAGGGCCCGGTCCTGCTTTCGATATGCCACACCCTGTTTTGCCACGCTCCGTTTGTGAAGGAGGCTGGCATGGCATTGACATCCAATGGGAACCTGCACCCATCCCAACCCAGGTACACGGTGTCATCTCGGTGGGTGTAACCGCCAACGGTCGGACCCCTCATCGTGATAGAGATGCCGTTATTGGCGTCTCCGGTGATGTTGAAGATCGGGTCCCCTGAATAATCCTGCAGCTCCAGGTATTTTCCAGATACCGCCCCGTTATTGCGGATGCTCACATACTGCCCGTCGAATAGAACGGCAGCCAACTCAGCACCGCCCGGACCACTGACCATGTTGGAAATGGTCCTACGCATCCTGGCGTCTGAGCCCGTGCCCCTCGGTATTCTACGGAAAGTAAATGTCAAAATTGTCTCCCTCGTGAGGTGGTGATCGCATTCAGTCGAACCCTGACGCTCTCCATTCCCCATGATTCATTTGGGGTGTAGTTGTACAGCTTGATGTATGCGGCATACCCCCGACATCGGGTGTTGGCCACGTACGACTTCGTCGGATCGAGGGTTCCACTGCTGATTACCGTGGTCTCCCCGTTTATATTCACAGAGAATTTCAGTGGATAGCCATCAGACAGGAGCAGCCACCCAAGCCCATCCGACTGCAGCATGTCCCCGGATACGTCCGATAACTCTTCGCTGCTTGACCCCGTGTACACTCGGTAGCCAACCTTCGAGGAGTCGCGGCTGAGCACGGCCTGGATCTCTGACAGGACGAACGGGGCGGTCTCGTTCTCAACAACAATGGGCCCCAGGAAGACGTGACTGTCGATGGTGTGGCTGTCGTCGTCATTAGCCAAGGGGGAGAAGTAGCGGATGTACCCATCTTCTCCTCCGAGGACGAGAACGCGATCATCGGAGGAGTCTCCATCGAGCTGGAAGACGGCCACTGGGTTAAACGCCTGATAATACTGGTCCTGAAAGAAGGCGTCATTGCGGGCGTCATAGAAGTAGTGAAGTGCCGGCCTTTCAGTCAGGGGGGTGATGAAGATGTACAGCCCGGGCATGTCGTCACACCATGCCAAACGCACAATATTCTCATCAAAGTCCATGTAATTGAGGAGCGACTCGATTCGGCTGGCCGAAAGGTGTTCGGGCTTTCCGCCGGGCACCATGCGGAACAGGCCCCCACGGGTTCCGAGGAAGTACAGCACGCCCGATGGGCTCTTGCACCAAGGCTGACCCCACGCCATCCCAATGGCGTCGGTGATCATGTCGAGTCGACCGCCGGCCATGGGGTCACCGGTCATCTGCCAGATCGAGTGGTCGCATCCAAAGATGAGGATGTCGTCGCTGTAGGGGATTAAGCAGTTGATGGGCTCGCCAATATACCCGGCCTCAGAATTGTTGCCCGCGACCGCCTGGGTCTCTATTTGCGGCTCTGGGCTGTAATCGAAGTCCAGGGCGTCGTCCTTGGCAGACATGAACCAGTTGTGGGGGTCGCTCTTGATGCCAGATAGGACCATGCGGCCCCGCCACTGACAGATCAGGCGGGGGTAATGTACTGTGGCTCCAGAGGTGTTGGATGGGAATGTCCCATAAAGAACCTCCTCGCTCCAGCATGCCATCTCATTGGCCCCGGGATCCCAGGCAATTCCAGACCCCTTGGTGCCCCCACCCGTAACGGTCCTCTCCTTGCCATCCACAAAATACACCTGCCCAAATAACTGGGCCGCGAAGATGACGGGGGCATTGGCATCAACACCAAGGCCAGTGTACCCCGTGGCGTCAGTGGCGGCGGTTTTGGTAGTGGTTGTGAACTTGTAGATGACTCCATTGGCTACGGCCACGTTGTACGTCAAGCGGGTGCCAAGGGCCGTCTGTGCGGAGGCAGCCTCACTGGCCACCACACCCTGGTTGATGCATTGGATGCGGAAATTGCCCCCGAACTGAACTGAGCAATACTTTGCCAGACCCCAGCGTTGACCACCTCGGGCCCGTCCCGTAGTGTCATACGCCCGCACGTTGCGTGCGGCGAATGTTGTGCCGGGGGGCTGGCGGCGGTTTGCCCAATTCAAATCCAGGCCCTTCAGTGGGAACTCAAGGACCTGGGTGAGCTGACTTCTCATATCAGTTCTCCGGCGTGGGCTCGGGGGTTACGGGTGGATCTTCGACGGGTGGATCTTCGACGGGCGGATCTTCGACGGGTGGATCTTCGACGGGCGGATCTTCGACGGGCGGATCTTCAACTGGCGGATCTGGGGGCAACGGGGCCGATGGCACATTACCCGGATCCACAAGTTCGGCTGCGGAAAATTCCGGTATGACACTTGCAATGGTGGCATACACCACGCGGTTAACCGCACCGAGAAGCTCACCAACCGTGTTGATGGTGATGGGCTCCGGCAGCGGCATCTTCATGACATCCCAGATCGGCGGGGTGCTTGAGCTGTCCAGCCTCACCTTAACCTTCTCGTCGGTTTGCTTGCCGTTAACAACTGCGGCCAGGACAAAATGGATATCCCAGTTGTTGTGGTCAGGAAAAACCATGGAAGACAACCTCCAGGTGGCATCCACATCCACTTCAACGCCTTCGTAACCAAACCTAGCGAGGTTTATCTTGGTCTTCTTCTTCAGTGCCATCAGTTACTCCTTTTCACATCAAGTGAGAGAGATCGTTCCGCTACGCACCGTACCGTCACTGCCTTTGGCTTTGACCGTGAGTGTGGTGTTGTTGGTCAGCTCAAATACCACGTCTCCGTTGTCTACTGGGGTTACTGACGCTCCAGGCGTGAAGCCGATAGCACCATTCACGTCGAGTTGGTAGTCTGGTGACAACTCATTCATACCGACATTACCCATGAAGACTGACTTGCCACCAGCCACATAGATCGCGTAGTTGCTGGCTCCAGTGGATTGGTCAGCGATACACAGTCCGTAATTCGTAGCCCCTGAAGTCAGGGCTGGCACATAATACCCATACTGCCTAGTGATGGCAGAGCCCGCCCCCTTGGTGGCGTTGGTCATAGAGTAGTGGAACAGGTCTGGACAAGTGAATGCTACAGCAGCGGTCGATGGGTTGCTGTGGTATGAGGTTGCATCAACGCTCACAGCGTCCGAGAACACACAGTTGACGTAAGCACCATATTCATTTGCAGCCGATGTATTGGAACCGGCAATCAGTGCGGATATCGCGATATTCGGTGCCTGCCCAACAGAGAAGTTTCCACCAACAGACATGTCACCACCGCCATAGATTGAGACAAGTGGCGTACTTGCGTTGTATACCTGAAGCACCGCTTCGGAAGCACCAATAGCCACAACTCCAGTTCCGCCATCACTCTTGACTCCACTGATGTACACGGCCGTTGATGCTATTGCACCGGCAGTTCCAACAACGCCGGTTATTTTCAGCCCAGGGGCACTGCTGTCTGATAACCCCTTTAGGTCCAAGCCTCCAGCAGTCGGGTCTAGCACAGAAAATCGTGCGTAGGCCGCAGCGGCCGCCAGGGTGGTGGCCGGTTGTGATACATCCGCGTCGGTTAGATAGACCGATCCATCGCGAACGTCTAACAATCCCGCTGGCACTGCCGTACCGATTCCGACATACCCTCCAGCAGGGCACAGTAGTACGTCGCCATAGCCAGTACCCTCCTTGATGGAGTACAGGTGGGCTCGGCCATTCCCGGCGGTCGTGTCGAACTGTATCCGAAATGATGATTCTCCATTGTCTTGACCCTGGCCAAGCAGTATCGTCCCTGGCGTGGACACCGCCCCTGAGTGATAGACATGCACACCAGCTTCTGGTGTTGGCGTACCAATACCGACGTAACCTACCTTGGTGATCCGCATCCGCTCGACGGCAGTGTCGCTACTGATCGGGTTCGTCAGAAACCTAATTACGCCACCACCATTCGCACCGTCCGAGTCCTGACAAGCGACGATATCCATGTACCTCTGATAGCCGTATCCGCCAGTTGTTTCCTGATAGGAGTCAATAAATCCGCCAGAGGCCCCCGCTGATGTGGACGTATATGTCCTGCCATCAGCGGCTACACCGGTAGCACTATTGATGGTTAACATATATGCCGGTGTGGTAGTGCCAATGCCGACTCCAGTAGATGTAATACGCACCTTTTCCGTTGCGTCCGCAGAAGACCAATCAGTGCCAACGTAAAAAGCAAGGGCATTGAGGGGAGCCATTATGCCAGAATTCATGAAAGTTGAGCTGTTGACATAAAAGCCAATGCCGTGTTGGGATGCACCGGATGAATAAGTGGCACGCAACCCAAGATTTATTGGAGGCGGCACAGCTTCGGTTGCCGTTGATCCGACAATGGATAGGATTGATGTTGGTGAGGCGGTTCCAATACCAACCCTCCCGCCATCCGGCTGAAGTGCAATATCACCGTAGCCCACACCACTCTTTTGCTGCGAGAGCTTTGCCACACCAGCACCGGCCGTTGTGTCCTCTGTGATTAAAAGTGCAATTTGATTGGCCGTTATGCCCTCACCGACCAATATTCCCCCGCTAGTTGAGGCGGCTCCAGTGTGATAGATGTGAAGGGCTGCACCCGGAGAGGCTGTTCTAATGCCTACATTTCCAGCAGTGGTGCAGAGGGCGATGTTGTTGCCCTGGTTATTGAGTTGCAGTGTTCTCGACCAGGACTGCATGTAGACATGGCTGGCATCCGCCTCAACAGACCACGTCGGAGATCCGCTGTATTGGAGGGCGATGCCATCGTTGTAGTCCACGGCCGAGGCGGCGTACGCCGCCTGCTCGACTGCAAACTTCGCGACGGGGGCGGCGGTATTCAAACCCAGGCCGGAAAATTGGGGTGTGGCATCGGTTGTCAAGTCCTGGTTCACCAGGGACGCCGCCTCGACGGTGAGGTTAGCCGACAGGGTTAGGGTTCGGTCGGCGTCACCGGTCGTCAATGTTAGCGTGCGATCAGCGGTCAGGTTGGACCCCGGCGACACAATCAGGTCGTGACTGGCGTTGGTGTCGAGGATGTGTAGCCCGGTGTTAGGGATCGTAATTGCCGTGGTCACCAGGCAGTCGGTGAGGATGCTAGTCTGGAGATTTGCCAGGGTGACTTTGCGGTCCTTAGGATCGGTGGCCGGATCCGCCACAACGTACAACACATCAGCGGCCGCAGGGGACGTGATCGCCGTCAGGTTTATCAGCATTTGGTCGGACATATTACCCTCAACTTCCGTTATATGTGACATTCGTCCAGAGGTAGTCCCTCACCCGGCGAAGGGCGTTGGCCCCCTCGCGTCCCGACAGTGTGCTGGCATCTGCGTTGTAGCCGAGGAGGTCGGGTCCCCGGCGAAGGTCGGCGGCAATAGCCGTGGCGATAGAGTCGAGGAAGACGGCCCGCATGGCCCCGGCCTTCCCGTCGCGGATTAACTCGGCTTCGGCCAGGCAGGAGGCCTTCACGGCCTCGGCGAACATGGGTCCACCGAGTGGGTACGTCACCGTCTCACTCAGACGTACGGGCATTGCGTGGTATCGGTAATTGAGCGTGTACTCGGAGTCCGGGGTGGGGTGGAGGATGAGTTCCTGCCTCTGCCACCCGGTCCCATCAGCCGCCACGGGCCGCACGGCCGCGTACTGGGGGTGCGACGTGTAGTCGGATTGGTAGTCGAGTTGCCGCAGCCTCTGCTCGGGGACGATCTGGATCGGCGGGTAATGTTCGTCGTCGGAAGCGTACGTGAGGTCCCCGTCGAACCGCTCGAAGTCCTCCGGCATCGTGTACACGCGGTTTTCTGCGGAGGTGGTGAGACGTCCAACTGGCCGCATGAAACTCCACTCGTGCGGGCGGATTTGCATTTCGACGGCCGGCGGGTAGTAGAACTTCATGAGGCCCGAGTCGAGGATCTCCTGCACCGTGGCCTCCTGGGTGTGGTTCCACCCGGCCGCGTCCTCTCCATAACCCATGAAGCGACCGACCACTCGCCTGTAAAAGTCGAATGTGCCGTACGTTGGGGCTGTGATTGGCTGGGTCATGGTCTACCTCACTTCTTTTTCTGCAGTGTTTTCTGCCACGCAATGCGTCGGTCGGCAATCTCCTTGGCCGACAGTTGCTCGTCCTCTCCCGACAGGTGCTTGGCGGTCGCCTTGTCCACGCCCTTGGCTTCCAGGCGGGCGGTTGTCTTGACCTTGTCGGCCTTCACTGGCTTTTCGTCTTTAGACGGCAAAGGGCACCTCCACTTCTTCACTCCACAGAACCTCGTAGTCGGGGTCAGCGGCCAATGTGTCGAACACGCCCTGCTCCATCTCAGCCACGAGTGTGTACTCGTTCGGGTCGGGCATGATGTTGGGAATGGGCTGTCCGGTCACATCCTCCCAGCGAATGAATGTGTAGTCGTCGTGGAACATGGGCTTAAAGCTGCCCGGCATTCCGGGGGCCAAACCACCCTCAACCCACGGGGTCACTATTGCTGCTCGAATCGTCATACGTTGGGTACTCCAGTCTGCGTGCGATTCCAAACGACAAAATTGTCATAAGTCAGGGTGCTGTTGTAGCCATGTATCCCGTGAAGGGTTGAGGTGTTGTTTCGAGCGGCACTGGCGTAAGTGGCTAGGGCTGCCCCATCAACATATGATGTAATCACATCCCCATCCAAAATGGCAGTGATGGTGTAGTTTTGGCTACCGCTGATTGTTACTGCAGCCGATCCCCGGAGCGTGTAGCTTCCTCCACCAGCCCATTCGTAAATGGTGTTTAGGTCAGCATTGGGGTTAACCCCACATAACCACCCTGTCCCAGACGCCTCTCGCATTATAAGGCCCTGGATAGCACTGGTGTCCGCAGAGTCATTCACAACAACCTGGGCAACAACAGACGCAACCCCAGTATTCACTGTGGCGTAACTGTAAACGCCAGCACTTTGAGCAACCTTGTTTCCAGATATCGACATACCACCAGAAACAACTGTCCAGGCCAGGCCCGACCCACCCACCTCCTCAGCACCGGCCCCATCGGTTGACCCAAGGCTTGCCGAGTTGGTCCGGTTGAAGGAGTCGCTGGCGACGGGTGTCGGGGTCCACTTGACGATGGGAATGCGGAAGTTGTCGATGTACCCAGCCACACCAATCTGGGATATTGCAGGGTAGACCGTGGCAGTGTTTCCAGCGGAATCCACCCACAGCAACTTCTGGTTCGTTGTGTCAATGACGAAACACCCCGAGGCCCTCAGGATGATCGCAAACCCAACTGTACCCACTGTGTTTGTACCAACAACTCGATAGGACGGGCCGGATGACGCGGTATACAGTCCAGCGGCCCCGTCATATATGCCGTGATCCAAATTTACAAAAGCAGGAAAGCTGATTGTGTTGCTGTTCGCCCAGGCTAATGGGAACAGGTCATTTCCTGATGACTTTGTGAGTGACGCCATGAGCATTCGCCCAGCTTCACGGGCCACACCAGCCCCAATCAGGCCGTAGAACCCACCACCCCCAGATGCTACATTCAGTCGACCGCTCGATATGGCGAAGCAGTTGTTGGCTTGCGTGACCGTGAGCGTCCCGGGGCCAGGCTCGCATGACCGTGGCGTGGTGATGGGGGCATCGTCCGCAGTGGTGAACTGGTCGTACAATATGTACGACTGCGGCGTACCCTTCCCGGCTCCCGTGAGGACTATAATGGTCAATGTCAGGCTCCTGCGTTCGGGATCTTCTCATAAATCACCACGCCACCAACCTGGACGGCACCACTATGAAGGATGGATAGGCCCTTGTCGCTGTCCGTGATGATGTATGGCATGCCGGTCGGGGGCAGCACGATCCCGCCATTAGCCGGGAGGGCCATTGGGCCTATTAGGTTCACGCCGGCCGAGTCTTCGATGGTGACGGTGACGGCACCGGCGGCAACCAAGGCCAGGCCCATGACGGCAATCCTGTATCCGGTCGCGGCCGCTATCACGGCGTTCGATGCCGCGTCACTGTCGTCGTAATTTACCCAAGTCCATCCAGTCGGAAGAGTCATCCTTGATCTCCTTATCCAATGCGGGTTTTGGCCTCCTGATCCAATCTGATTGCGGCCGACATCATCTGGGCAAACTTCTGGTTGTGGATGCCACTGTTGTCGTCGTCGAGGTGCTCCTCCGCTGCCGCCAGTACGGACTCGATGATCAGCTCGGAGTGGGCCGCTCCACCCATGGGGTAGATGTTGTTCGAGTCGGGGGCGTTGGGAATGCACACATAGCGGTAGGTGAGGGTTGCGGCAGCGTCGGGGGTTGGATAGAAGACCACCTCCCACCTCTGTCCACTGGCCGCGTTGTGCTCCTTGACCCGGATCGCGTAGTATTTGGGGTCGCCATCCAGATCGAGCTTGCCCCGGAGGGCCATGATCTGCTGGACCGGCACCACCTCGGGGCGGGTTTTGTCGGTGCCGGCCGCGTAGGCCATGGACCCGGGGACGATCACGCCCGCAAAATCATCGGGCAGCTCGTAGGCGTACGTGCCGTCCAGAAGGGGCAGTGAGCCATCTCGTCGCAAGAAGGACCACTCATAGAGTGGCTGGTTTGGCTCGGGCGGGGGAGGGAAGTAGAAGCGTCTGATGCCCTTTCGTAATATCAAACCAAAATCAGTCTCCTGATCTGATGTCCATTGTGTTGTGTCTGGATTCCACCCAGCAAATCTTGCGACATAAACCTCGAGGTCGCTGTATGTCACTGAAAGGTTGGACTCTGCCATTAGTTTCTCTCCGCAACCTTCTTGCACATAGCAATAAACTCTTGCTCAGTGAGTTTGTGCTTAGCAAGGTTAATGGCCCATGTTGTCCACTGGAGATTGGGTTTGTCGTCACCACCTCCTTGGCACCTGGGTATTTTGTGATCGATACTAGCATTGACCCCTAGTGTCAACTTCTCATTTGTGTACGCACACATCCCACCCTGCTCATAAAACAGATCCCTCAGGTCTGTCCATTTTGCCGATTTGCCGTTGGACCTGGCCTTGGCCCTAAAGTAGTGCTCCTCACACCACTCGCTATTTTCAAGTGCATCCCTACCACACACAGGGCAGCGACCGGCGGCTATCATATCAGCACGCCTCTTAGTGACGTACCTCCTCTTTTTTTCTCCACACTCCTCGCAATATATTCTGCCCGCCCGGGCCTCTTCTCCACACCCCCAACAAACACCATCGGCCTTACTTTGCTCGTATGACTTTGGCATCCATGCTCCTCATGGCTCAGGTAAAAGCGAGGCACAAAACCTGGGCGGTCGTGACGGCCGACAGATTCTTGACGGTGAGTCTTTCGATCTTATCGAGGGTCCCAGCGGCAAAAGCCTGCGTGTAGTTGGCGTAGGATACGTCACTCGACAAAATAAAAGGAACTCCCCACTCACCGGTCGTTCCACTTCCAGTCAGCTTGACGGTGAACTCTTCTTCGCCAACCCCGGCGTTGTCATCCACCACCATTTCGAGCATGAGGTCCTGGTCGCACGCCACGATTAGAAAATCGAAGTCTGCCAGGTCATCAGCAACGTCGAAAATCTCGATGGCCGTTGACGTTGCAACCGTGGTCACCAGCTCGTACACATCATTACCTGCGGCGGTAATGGCCTGGGGCTCAGTGAGAGACCCGAACTCATAACGCTTGCCATTGACGGTAGCGATGATGTAGTTGTAGCAGTTGACTGTTGCCATTTATCCCTCCATCCACACCTTGTCGTGCGGGATACTTCGCTCCTCGGCCGTGCCGTCGTCGAACAACACCACAACCTGCTTCCCCTTTACCCGGACGAATTTTGCGGGGGTTTTATTCCCACGCCACTCGGCCACTACGGGGTCGCCGGCCTTGAAATTCTTGGAGTACGGAAGGAAGCTGTATGGCCCGACTTCAGGGGTCGAGCCGAAGGCTGCGAGGGCAATCCGAATCAGGTCCCCTCCATCAAGGTGGTGCCCGATTCGGTCTGCCGGTCGCTTGATCTTCCAATACTCTCGCTTCACTTCATCGGGCAACTCGAGGCCTTCATCCAACTTCAAGATCGTCTTCAGAATGGCCTCGTGATGCTCGTCAACCGGATGCTCATATCCCACTGCCATTGTCACTCCTTTTCAGCATGTCATGATGCTGCAAACTCGCGGCTGATCGACTGGCCAAAAATGTACATGTGCTTGGCCGCAGCCTCGCGTGCCGTGATGCCGATATACGGCTTGAGGTCTGTAGACGCCAGGGCGGTCGACGTGTAAACTTTCGTCCCATTGATCCAGAACTCACACGTCCTGTCCGACTGGATAGTCAGCTTCAGGTGGAAGTCCGTATCGGCCGTCACGTCGACGGTCGTCACCGTTTCCACGTCGGTGTTGGCAATGGACGTGTGACAATACCAATGGGCATTGGTGTCGGCATCGAAGTAGAAGAACGCTGAGTTCGCGTCTGTGGTCTTGAGGTTCGCCAGTGACACACCAACGCCGTCTGTGAGCTTCAGGCCCGCATGGATCTGGGTCTTGGTCACCGCCGATCCGGTCTTGATATGTGCCTCCCAGATCGTCTCTCGGTCGGTTCCCCAGGTAACAGTCTCCCACGGTGACTGGCCAGTGTTGAGGTTCGGCAGGAGGACAACCTGATCACCATCCGCACCGTCCGTTTCGACCTTGATGCCACCTTCCACCCACAACGTCACATCGTCGCTGGAGGCGTTGGTGCCGAGGATCTCGAAGTGACGATCCGCATTCAGGAGGGCGATAACGGCATTGGTGTTGTAGGTATCTCCGGCGGGTGGGTCGGTCACTGCATTGAGTTGCGGCAAGCCCTGTGACCCGGCGATCCACTTCAACTCGAATCGCGGCGAGGTTGCGTTGAAGCCTTGCAACCGAACCGGGCCATCCGCCACCACATCACAGGGACCTGCGGCGATGAAGTCGAGGTCGGTGCCGTCGTACTGCATGATCACGTCGCGGCCATCACCGAACACCAGGAGGTCAAGATCACCCAGTGCCAGATCCACGTCATCCAGCGTGATAATGTCGTTACCGACATCAAATAGCACGGTATTGCCGGTTGAGGACCCGTACCACTTCACGTCCATGGAGTAGGTGCCATTGCCGATCTTGATGTAGCCCTGGTCGTCCACCTCAGGCAGAATCTGAAGAACGTCACTGGAGCCAAGGTCGAATTGCTCGCCCTTGACGAGTGCGGCCTGGAGAAGTCGTTGAATGTTTCTGTGACCCATGAGAACCTCCTTTTACATCTCGGTGATGACCCAGTCTCCCACATCGGGCAGCCCCTCTTGGGCACTTCGGACTGGGACATAATTAGTGATCGGGGAAGGCGTCGAAGTCGCACGATGCGGCCGTGCCGTCGTTCTTGTAGAGGCACGATGCAGCGGCACCATCGACATGGATAAACAGGCAACCCGGGGCGTACCCCAACCTCCCATCAGAGGGAACGGTTGTGCCTGCGGCCAGGACGATTCCATGGCCTGGAATTTCAGCAATTACACCATCGGCCGAGTGAATCGCTACTGGACCTGACATGTTTTGTACCTCGCTATCAAGTGGGAAAGCCCCCTGGGGATTACAAGTTCCCAGGGGGCTTATTGGAATCAGAATCAACCGGCGTCGTCGGCGTACTGGGCCACGGCGACCCAATCCACAGACAGGGTTCCGGCCGTGCCAACGGTATTCTTCACACCGAACACTGGGGCGAGGTTGTCACCCTCGGGGAAGGTTGCGGCGTCAATGATCGCACCGGTGACGTAAATGCCGGTTTCCACGCCATCCACATACACGGCGATTCGCTTGGCCGTCTCCCTGGACGGGTCGAACACAAAGCCCAACTTGATCCAGGTGTCGGCCACGAGCGTGGCACCCGTCTGGTCGGTCTGGGCCGCACCTCCACCGTTCTTGTAGGAGAACGTCAAGGTCTGAGGGGCAGCCTGGAGGCCGTCGAAGCCGATGAATGACTTGTCGGCGATCACGGCGGTGTTGTCGGCCTTGCCGTTGTTGCCGCAGTTGCTGGGGTCCATGAGTCCGGCAAAGATGCAGTTCACGTCGGCCGTGATGACGTCGACCTTCAGTCGGCACTCGTAAATAACCTTGTACTGATATCCGGCGTTGTTGTTGATCTGGAATTGACCCGTGTTGGTCGTGGGCCCACCGTTGATGGCGAACCAAATCTCGTCCTCGTCGGTGTTGTCGTGATAGAGGGACAGAACACCCAACTCACCCTCGGATAGGTCGTTGGCGGCTCCACCACCAACAACGGCACCGGTCGCTCCCCAAATGTAGTACGGTCCAAATTGGGCCGCTGCGTCGGTTTGGGACGCATAGGGCGGGGTGATGAAGTCGTCATACAGGAAGGCACACTTGCCCATGAACTGATCGGCCACCAACTTGGCCCCGTCGCCCCACAGTGCCGGGCTCAAACCTCGAGTCGTTTCGCCAGTGTAACGAACTGTGTTAACCATCTCGTCCTCCTCCATGAGGAAATTAGGTAGTGGCCAGGATGCCCCCACCCTGCAAGTCTTCGCCGGAACACCCGGCCGGGTCACGAACCACCATGCGGCTGATGCCCCCACCAGCTTCGTTTCGGATAGGACTACCTGCTAGGCTTGGCTGTTGCAGGTGATTCTATCCCGGGTCGCACCGCATGCGTCATCTCCCATTAAGGAGGTGAAGCCTTTGGTTGGTTGGCTGGTGCCGAACTTGATGTACTCATCGAACTTCAAGTCCAACCCCAACGTCCGAATCCTTTCGTATTGGCCGAGTGCCGTGTTGCACTTCAAGCAAAGGATGCCTCTAACAGCACCTGTCGTATGATCGTGATCAACATGAACATCACGGCCGCTTTCTTCCAGATGACAATGACAAACAGCACACTTGCAACCTTGGTCGAGACGCAACTTGTAAAACTCATCAAGGGTAATGCCATACTCACGCCGGCATCTTTGGTCTCTTCCTTTTTCAGCACACTCGTCGCATCTCGTCACACCTTCTCTGGCTGGGTTGGCTCCGCAGGTAACACATTTTCCTGCAGCCTTCCACCTGTTCCTCTTGTCCTTTTGGTGCTTAGCGTTGCCTGCCTTGTGCTCTGGACTCCGTTCTCTCTTCACCATACACTTCCCTTAATTAAGACTAAGTAAATCCCGGGACTGGTGGGTGGCCACCACACCAGCCCGGGAAGTAATGGACACATCAATCAAGCTGTATTGAGGACCGCGTTGCGTCTCCGATCAATACACAGGTAATTATAAGTGAGCCACACTGTGACGTAGTACACGTTGTCTTGGTCCGGTGCCTGCTTTGCCTCGGACTCGCGGAGATAGTCACCGCGTAGGCAAACGGGCATGAAGGTGCTGTGGTCGATCATATACACCGGTGATTGCGTATCCGCGTCGAGTTTCGGCACCCAGATGATCGGGTGACGCCTGAACGTCATGGTCCCGTCCATGCTCGCGAGGTCGCGTCCCAGGTTTTCGTTCTGGGCTTCGCCAAGATCCTCCAGGTCGGACAGAACCGACTCGGTCGTGTAGATGCGGAACCGTTCGCCAACCCCGCCACGGTAGTCGTTGATCGTGATCGGGCTGACAAAACGCACCTTGCGGTGAGCTGTCCTCAACTTCTTGATGAGGTCGGCCTTGGTCACGGCGGCATACTGGGCCGTGTAGTTTTTGAAATTCGGGCTGTCGGTGAGGGAAACGCCCGCAATGGTCGAGCCGAACGGAACCCCGCCATTGAACCCCGTCGAGGCATTTTTCACGATCCAGTAAGGTAGCCCGAAGGGCAGCGTTTTATCAGCCGTGCTGGCTGGCGTTGCCCACCCACAATCCTCAAGCTCTTCCACGAGGTCGATCATGGCGGCGGCACGCCGGGTCTTGATCGTGCTGACGATGCTCGACTGTCCCGAGTTCATCAGGATGTCGGTCTGATAGATCAGGGCCCAGTGAGTGCGGGCATGACGCCACGGCACTGTGAGCTGATCCAAGACGTCGACGATGTTAACCTGCAACGGATCAAGCAGGCCAACGTGAGAGGCTGAGTTGCTCAGCTTGTTCATCAGCGTGCGTTGAATGCCGATGCCATTGTCAAAGGCCACTTTATCCTTTTTGAACCACTTCGAGAACACTTCGTAGTGCTGCAGATTCTGGGCAATCTGCTGGAACTTCATCTTGCCAAGGTCATTCAGAACGCCCTTAACGAGATCACCGATGTCGGTCGCTGTGAGGGTAGCCATTTCATAAGCCTCCTTGCTTATCTATGGCGGGCCTTAGTGTTCAGATGCCATCACTCTCATCTTCAAAGTCAGGTGCTAAGTTAAGACCCTTCTTAGCATAGAAGTCCTTAACCCTTCGGGCTGCGGCCTGTTCCGGCGTCAAGGGGGATCCCTGTCTGCTGGTTGGCCTGGCCGTGGCCTGACTGAATCTCTTGGTGAGCTTCTGTCCTACTTCCTTACGGACGGCCCGCTCGCTTGTTTCGGGAAACTCTGCACGCAACGCCCTGTCGAACAACTGCTCGGCCGGAATCGGCGGGAGGCCGCTTACAGCCCTCCCCTGGGCGATAGCCTGCATCGCTTGGTTGAGTCTTGAACGGTTTTGAAACTCTTTGCTCGTGGGAGTGAAGGTGTGGCGAGTTCCTGACCCGAACACCTCCTTGTAGTCATCCCCGAGTTGGTTACACTGGGAGTCGAAAGCATCAAGAAATTGTTCTTGCTGCTGACGAACCATGTGTTGGTGCATGCCGGTGATGACTGCCTCCATTTGGGCCTGACGCTGCTGTGCAGCCGTGATCTTGCCCGTGTAGAAGCCGTGCATCTTGTTCAGCAGCCCGGCCGTCTCCTCGCCCCACTCTTGTGGATCCAAGTCGAGTTTGAACTCGTCTTCGACCGGGGGTCTGGGTTGTGGCTGTTGCGGTTGCTGTGGCTGCTGTTGCGGCGGAATGAACTGCTGCTGCTGCCGCTGCAAGTAATTCCGGCCCGCCTGCATGGCCTGTGAATCTTGCCAACGCAATGCAGCTTCCAGCTCACTCTGATCTTTGAAATGCTGCCTGGCCGTGTCAGCGGTGATACCCGCGAGACCAAGAAGCCTTTCGTCAAACTGCGGGCCGTTGTCTTGCCCACCTTCGGCCTCACCATCAGCGATGCCGGGATCCGGCGACGGAATTTCCTCGTCGTCAGTAATATCAGCCTCAGGCTGTTGCTGTTCGGGTTGCGGCTCCGGCGTCCCCTCCTGGGTTACTTCATCAAGTTCGTCCTCGAAGGAAAACTGGTCGGAGTCGATCTGCTCTTCCAAAAGCTGCTGCTGCCCTGGGTCCCGCGTCATCATGACCTCCATGTCTGAATGAAACCGGTGGGGGCCTCGCCTGCTCCAAGACGAGCACCCCCGCCCGGCTGGGCAGCGGGATTTGCCTGGAGCGAGTCTGCTTCACCGCTGCCTTGGTTTCAAGTGGATGTACTTGCACCCAATAGCTTTATTATCGTACGAAATACCCATTTTCGATAGGTACAAAATCACTCCTCGAGCAATTTTCTGCGAAATTCGGCCTTTGCCTTCTCTCGGTCGCGGCCTGTCAGGACCTGAGATCCCTCCTCGCTGCCAGGCACACCATAGCCATCCCGGCCGCTGTATAGGCCAATGGCCCGGCACACCCGGCGGTAGTGCTCCTGGCTGGTCATGATCGCGGCTCCGGTCCTGGCGTCGAATTCGCAGGACACTCCCTGCCTGGCCAGCTCGGCCTGGGCCTCGACAATCTGCTCCGGGGCGACCCCTAAGGCGTCAGATTTGAAGCCGCCTGCCCATGGGTCTCGGCGGATGATTTTGCGGGTCGAAATCCCGGGCTTCGGCTTGGCTGTGAGCTGGGCCTTGATTGCCTTCCTGAGGTCGTCGGTCAACTTGACTCCCATTACCATTTCTCCTTCTTCTGGTCCTTGGCCCTCATCTCGTTACGAATGGCCAAAATCGACGTGGGGGGGACTCGGTCCTTACGCACTTCCAGTGGTGTTGGGGCCTCCCTGCGGCCCTCGCGGGCCTCGTATAAGACCCAGTTGGCAAGGGCGTCTGCAATGACGCGGTCACCGTGGTTCTCGCCGGCCCCCGTGGGGTCATCAGTGTTTTCGGCCGCAACGTGTTCGATCCGGCCGTTAGCCATAATCATGTACTCTTTGCACTCACTGAGGGCGATTCGGCTGGGGTTAATGAACAGCCCCTCACCCAGTGCGTAGGCATAGGCCCCCAGAAGCTCACGCTTGGATTTTCTCTGTGTTGTCCAACCAGGCTTTTTGCTGCGGCGACGGGAGGTCTCATCTGTGACCGCCCGGTAGTAGAAGTTGCGAAATGTGGTCTCAAACACGCGATTTCGGAACATCGATCCGGCACCGTTGTCTTCCCAGATCAGGAAGGCCTGGCCCGACCGGCCGGCGAAGAAGCACGCCAGGGCAATGGCGTAATTCGCCAAGGCCTCTGGAGGGGTCACTGGGCTGGCGAACTCAGCCACCTTTGTGCCGCTCATGCGGTCCACCACCGTCAGCACCGAGTTGCTGGTCATGGTTCCACCCTGACCGAGGGCCACGTCGGCCCCGATCACGTACTCAGTGGTCTTGGCCGGGTACTGGTCCTGCATCAGATGGCACCAGATTTTCAGTGACCCGGTCGTGTTGGGGACGAATTTGGCTCTCGAGAGGGCCGTTGACTCAAACTGCAGATCCCCAACATACTTGGGTGGTTTGGTTCCCTCCACGATCAGGCGGTCGATCATCGGGGCGTTGAAGAACCGGGCAACCGACCCGCCATAATCGCGGTCGTATTCCTGGGCCACTGAGTGGGGGTTGGACCCGGGCCGCAGGCACTGCTTGACGTACCATGGCGACCACCACTTCAGCTCGTCAGTTGTGGCGAAACCCCTGTCTGACAAACGCTTTAGGTCTTTCTCGAGGAACTCGGCCACCCATTTTGGATCGGGCTCCCCGAACTCTTCTCTGCGTACGGGGACGATTTCTATCCCTTTGGGCAGATTCCTGTTTTTCTTCATCAGGAACATGCCACGGTTTCGGCTGGGGTTGTCCTTCCAGTCGAGTGTGATGCGGACCATGGCGGCGTCCGAGTGAATCAGATTGTAGTAGGCACCGTCCGCACCCTTGGGAGTTGCAATAATGAGTCGAGATTCCGTAACAGGGCCCGTGGAGTCGAGGGCCTCTTGATCCGGGCCCCGGGGGAACTTGGAAAGCTCGTCTAAGACGAAAGCGGTTTTCCGTCCACCAGAGGCCACGTCCCCGGTTGCCGCGTACCCGGTAATAGTGGACCCGTTTCGGATATTGCGAAGGACGTGCTTGCTGACATTCCGGGTGTAGTCCTTGCCCAGTTCACCGGCCATCCAGGGCGGCAGCTTCGATAGCTCCCAATCCAGCTTCCACATCAAACTGTCGGGGTCGTCGGGATTATCAACGGTCAGCTCGTTGCGGCTCACTAGGCCGAACGCGGCAGTGTCTTGGAAAAGCCAGCGATGAAGCACGGTCATGATCGCAATCCAACTCATGCCCTCACCACGGCTCTTTTCGGCCGCAATGTCCTCGTACCCGAGGGCCTCGTCGATGAGCTTGATGGCCGGGATCTGGTGCTTCCAGGGAATGAATGGAATCACCGTGGGGAGCGGCCTCCCCTGAGCGTCCTTGCGGGGACGGGGCTCGTAGAGCCAGACGAAGCCGGCAAGAAAAAACAGCAGATCATCTCGGCACATCCTAATGAGCTGCTGCTGTAGGGCTTTGTCGTGTTCGGCCTTCTCGCGTACCCTGAGCCTCCAGCGGAGATTTTCCGCGTAGTCTAAGGGGACAGTGGGAAAGAAAGGGTAGTCACGCACTGGCCGGTGTCCATATCAAATTTGAAACGACTTTCCAGATCACTGAATGATGCACCCCAAATAATGAAGCTAGGGCCCTCATGGACATGCCTTCGCATTGATATTTGCGGCGAATATCGCCTGCCTTATCCATGTCGAGCTTGGCACGAGAACTGACTTTTCGGCCCTTCATTGAGGCGTAACTTGTCATCCACCCATTACGCCCCCTTACCTCGCGATCTCTGGCGTTGTCCCCGTGGGTGCCAATGTATAGGTGACCCGGGTTTACACACCCCGGATTATCGCACATATGCAGGACGTTAGATCCTAAAGGTAAGCTCACGCCACTCAACATCAGAGCAATGTGAGTGGCTTTGTGCTTCTTTCCATCAAGTCTGAATGTGCCATAGCCATCCTTATCAGGGGCTCCAGTCCACATCCAGCAAGCATCCAAGCCTGGATACTTGGCTTGATCTGGCATCGGCCCATCCTTATTTACTTTTTCCCAAAACCGCTGCTCTAATGTTCGCCTCATTTCCCAATGGTTCCTAATTGAGCTGGATTGTTTTGAGCACCGCCACCACCTAAGAGTTGTCTTGTAAGGATGCCATCTCGGCTCTGCTGGGTCCCACCCGTGGCCACGCTCGTGCGGGTGTAGTTGCCATTTGGCTTACTCGGATCGGGTGGGCCCCCGGAGCCACCACCATTCGGCGAGGTCATGGCCGCAATATCCATAGCCGAAGACTTGATCACGTCCATCAGCTCGGGCAGATCGCTGTACTTCGCGGCGATGTCAAGGAGCTGCTCGACATCCACCTCAAGGCCCTGCATCTGCATCTGCTGAGCAAACGGCACCACCACCTGCTGCAGAATCGTGAACACTGCATTGAGCCGTGCGGCCGGGGACTTAGCTTGCATCGAGTACGGCTCCAACTTGATGCGAAACTTCACGAAATCTTCGGTGCGGTCCTCGGGCGTCCATGTGAACGGAATGTCTTGATCGATCCCTTGGATCCTGGTCGTCAGGGGGATCTCACTGATCGGATCGGTGTAGACGTAGTAGGCCAGGTCACTGACAATGTTGCTTGTGAAATTGACAACTCGGTCGCTCAGCTCTTCGAGGAGCTGGCTGGACTGCGAGCGAATGATCTTCTCTTGGCCGAGTGTTTCGGCCTGCTGACTGAGCCCGCCCAGGGAATCGAGATTACCACCCAGGTAGCTGAACAGCTCTTTGAGTTGGATCACAAATGCCAGGTTGCCCGGGTCGACCCCTCCGTACTTGGCCTCTCGAACGCTCGATGGGTCGTCAACGCGGATCACCTGGCCGTCCTCGGCCGTCATGACTCGCTCACCGGTCTTGTCCTGTGCGGCCGTACCACTGGCGAATGTCACGGTTTTCTGTCGCTCGGCCTGCCGACCCAGCTTGACGAATAACCTATTCATCAGGTCGTGGAGGTCCTTCCACATCATGGCCGGCGGGGCCGGCATGATATTGCCGGGCACGTCACCGAATGTAAGGATGTGGTACGGGCCGAGGTCGGGCCCCTCCCAATCCATGACCTTGAGGGGCGGTCCCTCGCCCTCAACCGGAAGGGTGATGACCAGTTTGTCTCGTGGGAGCCATAGGTCCCAGAGTTCGATATGCTCGCGGTATTCCTCTTTGAGTGGGCCCCCGCCCTGCGAGAGTGTGTGAGAGCGGTTTTCCTCGGGCCCATCATCAGTAAAGCCGGCCCCCGTGGGCTTGGATATGGCCTGTCTGGCCTTCGCCGAATAGTCCTTGTTCTCCATGACCATGTCGTACGGGACGCGATAACGGTTACCACACCAGTCCCACTCGGTCATGCGGCGAGCGGTCATGTCGTGCAACCAGTCATCGAAGAGCACGTTCTCGGCATAGGGCTCGCCGGCATCATAAAACGGGCTGCGAAGTCTGCCTTCGCCTGGAGGGGTCAAGCCCACCTTGACCACACCCATCATGAAGAGGGCCGACTTGACGGCCTCCCTCAGGGTGACGGTGAGGTCCAGCTCTCGCAGAAGCTCATTGACCGCCACCTCCAGCATCTTGGCCTGGGACTTGAGGGTCTTCTCGAATGTCACAGCGAGGACATTCGGGTTTTGGGCGGCGAGGGACCTGCCGTAGATGTCAACTGCTAGACGTAGCGTGTTGACAGGTGTTTTGTCGGGCGTGCCGTCATTACCATAATCATGGCCGACATAGAACCTCAGGAGGTCCATGTAGGACTCTCGAAAAGGCAGCACCTTCGTCTTCGACCATGTCATGCTCCTGCGGAGCTTAGTGAGCTGCTTTTCGTCGTTCGGGTTGTATCGTGCCATTATGCCCCTCCATGGGCTTATGTCCCCTATCCTTGGTAGTCCTCCTCAATGACGGTTCTGTATTCCGTTATACGGACGATGGGAACCGCCCACGGTATCCGAGGTGGCTTGAGTCTCTTGTCCTTGGGGTGGCATGGCAATTCACCTCGGGCCACCCTCTGACGCATGATCTCGATTTTCTCTTCGCTGCCAGGCCTGGATTGAGTGGGCTCGCCCGGCCTCAAGCCGGGGTAGTCGTCCTGATCATCAAGTCCCTGTGGAATCTTGAGGATCGGGAAGCATGAGATGCAGGGCACTAGGCTCAGTAGCACACCACACTCGGGGCACCTAACTGGATGCCTGACGAATGCAGTTTGTGTGTCAACCTCGACCGGCGTGAGCTTGCCCGACTCTATGCGGCGAATAATGCCCCGGGCCACCCTCAACTTCCATTGGGTTGGCTCGGAGCAGAAAGCATGCCGCACAATCCGCTCTGGGTCGCGGATCCCCATAAGGTAGAGCCCGATAATAGCCCGCGTCCTTACGGGCACCCTCGGTCCTCTCCCCATCGGAACCTCCTATACAACGGCCCAGTGAGGGGTGAATAGCGGGCGTCCGTTAACGGCCAGGCACACCCAGTCAAACCCCACCGAGATTACCCGGTATGGGATGTTGGGCTTGGCCGGGCCGTACGCGGTCGAAAGTTCAATATTCGTCGTCGCACTCGGCACAGTCATCCCGCGTTTGCCATTCGCCAGGAGTGCTGCCCATGCCACCGCCTTCGTCCGACCACCCTTCTTCGCCACAGAGTTCGCTCGCACGGGGGCCGTGGAGACCTCCAGTGACGCTAATTTCTGCTTCTCCGCGAGCGACCGAGCCGTCTTGACTTCCCGCTGCCTCTCGTTGGGCACTGCGTACTCTCCTTGTAATCTCTTCCATGATCACCTCCGAGTGAAAATTGGTCCCGGGGGCCGGAGCCCCCAGGACCTTTCATCAAATTGGTGTTTCACTCACTCGCCGGAGCGACCCCCGGAGGCCTGCTCGTCTGCCCCACGCTGGGGAGACTCACTCTTGCCCTCGCGGCACGTCCCGCCCTGGGATGCCGCATCGTTCACGGCCGCTTTTGCGGCCTCCAAAGCCTTGGGATTTGAAAGGGATTCAGCCATCTGTTAATCTCCTGATTTCGAGGCCTCAAAAACTACAGTTGCACCTGTACCCCTCCATTATACTACCAAGTGCTTGTTTTTGCAAGTACCTAAGCCAGGATGATGGGCGATTTTTTCGATTTTTCCTCACTTTCCTGATCGGGAACATCGGGATCCAGCGGCTCACCGCCCTCGTCAAAGGCCATCTCGCCCTCGTCAGGGGCCGTCTCCTCGTTTGTCCTGACTTCCAGCTTGCCAAACGCCTCCAAAAGGAAGAGGGCGGCGGTGGAAGCGGCCTGGGCAGACTGCCGGCACTGCTCGATAGGCATTTTGCCATCCTGAAGGGCCTTTGCGGTCAGCACTGCGGCCAAATTCGAGTAAATCTGGCTCGCAATCAGCATGTGGTCCCGCTCGACCTGGGCCCGAGCATCCCGCTGGGCGGTCAGGGGATTCTGTAGCAGGGCCGCACCTGGCGGAAGGGCCCGCTGAGCGTTCTGGAACTTGCGAAAATCACTCTTCGATCCCATCTTTTTCCTCCTGAAAACGATCTGCAATGATCTCGCACACGTCCGCAATGGCCCGCATGCGTTTTTCCACACTTCCGAGGCACGCCGAGGTGAATGGCACAACCGTCCACCCCAGTAAAATGGCCTCCCTCCACTTCTCCGCGTCGCGGCAGAGCCCTCCGATGCTCTGGTGCCCACCCCCAAACCCCTGAATTTCGACCGCGACCTTGACGCCCGGCCAGGCAAAGTCAAATCTCCACCTCCTTTCGGGGTGGAAACGGAACTCCCTGGTTATGTCGCTGCCCGGAAAGCCATATTCCTGCCAGGCCTTCCAGAACTGCTCCTCCTTCGAGGAGCGGAAACCGGTGCCGTCATTTCTCGGGGTGGTTGGCATCCTGCCCTCCAGGCTGTGTACACGTCTCAAGCAGCCTCACGTTCGCTGGCTGCCGGGACTTCAGGTGTTGGCCGTAAAGCTCAATGTCATCGTAAGGCACGCGGTCATCGAGTTCGGGCGGTAGGATGCATTGCTCGATCATCTCCTGATAGTGAATCAAGCACATGACCCCGAACGCCACGGCCGCGAGATGGTCCTCGTCGCAGAGACCCATCTTGAATTGCATCAGGTGCCGCTCAAGACTGGCCAGGGCCCGGGAAAATGGTTGGCCCAGCATCCAGTTGCACTCTCCGTACTTGGCAGCCCCCCGTCCGAGAAGCTCACCCAGCCTCTTAGCGAAGAATGGACTGATCAAATCAGGCCGGGGTTTGCCGTCTTGGGTGTCTCGGCGGAATCCACTGGCGTATTCCTCTCGACGTCCACTGTCTTTGGTGACGAATTCTGACATGCAGCACTCCTTAGGTTGTTTCTGATTGCATAATGCCTGATTGTCGACTCATTTCTGCCGAGCTTCTTGCCTATGTAGATATAGTTCTTGCCGGCAGCGAGGGCACGTCGAATGTAGGTCCCTTCTTTTTCTGTAATTCTCTTTCTGGTCATCCCGACATTGCGGGAAACGCCCAGCCTTTCTCCTGAGTTGTGGTCGCGACCCCACTTCTTCTCAAGGTTCTTTATCCCATTGAAGAACTCGACCTGGATGGGCTCCTTGATGTGGTGGATGTCAAATCCCGGCGGGATGATCTCGTTGTGAAAGCACAACCACAAAAAACGATGAAGCAGAATCTTCAACTGCCTTCCCTTAAAGGTCAGGGTCAGTGACTTGTGTCTGTATGTGCTGCGATCAGAAGGCTTGATATTCCACCCGATTTCCTTGAGCCTTCCCTTGACGACGCTGAAAACCCGACCCTGCTCGAATTCGATCACGTACTTCCCGGCTCGATAGGCCTCAAGGGCCAGCTTCTGGGCCTCCTCACCACGCACATAACTCTCCCTTTCCCTCGCCATCCTTCTCAACCTGGCCTCCGGCGACTCGACCCGCTTCTTTGCCTTTTTCGCCACTACACTACCTCCTCAACAAAAACAGGGGCCGTCAAAATCTTTCCGTACTGGCGATCCAGCACGATGAAAGTCTGTGTGGGAAACTGATAATCGGCCGCGATGGACTCGGCGAATGCGTCGTAACCCACGAGGCATCCGCATGAGACGAAGTCCCAACCATCAACAAGCTGGTGGAAATGGCCGAACACATCGAAGTTGGCCCGGCGGGTCTTATTCCACTGGGCGATGCGTTTCCGCACCGGGATCGTGATCCCGCCCACACCACCACCAAACTTGATTGAGTCACCGTGATGAAACCGGACGGTGTGGCCCTGGATGGCTTGGTAGTTGAAGTACCCGTTCGTCACACTGACCGTGACGTTGGGGTAGTGGGCCAACCTCTTCTCGAGGTTTCTGTAGAGAAGCCACTCCCAGTTATGCCGATACCCAGTGGCGTGGCGTTTCTTCTTGGTGGTCCGGGCGTGATTGCCGTAGGACGTGACCACCCTGATCGTCTCGACCCCGGAGTTCTTGAGTAGGTACTCGACCCCCCCGAGGATGTTCTCGAGGACGAATATGATGGCCTCGGCGGGACCGAGCGTGTTGCTCTCCTCCAGCTCCTCGTGGATGGATCCACTGATCAGGTCACCACCCAGCCACAAGACCAGCTCCCGTATGTCGCTGATGTGCCGGGTGAAGTTGACGAGGTAGGCACCCTTTTTCCAGAGTCGGTCGATGCGTCGCTGGGCGATCTCGAGGTTGAACTCGTTGACCCCACTCACAACACCCTTGTCCACAATGGCTTCGGCGTGCCAGTCATTCGCACATAGGATGGCCGTTGACGTGCCTTTTTCTGTTTGCGTTTTCTTGATTTTTCTTGCAACCAATTTGTCGTTGACCGACAAGAGGGAGTCAAGTTCGCCGGACGTGGAGGCCAGCTCATGTTCGGCCTCCTCCCGCATTTTCTTCTGGAGCTTCAGGTCCTCTGTCAGGCGGGCCACCTTGGACTCCAGCTTGCGAACCACCTTGGGCTCGACCTCCTTCTCACGGGACGCCTTGGCCACATTCCGCAGCCGGCCGGTCACAGCCCCCTTCGTCTTCCCCAGCTTTTTGGCAATCTCTTTGTGTGACCACCCGTTGGACTTTAGTGTCAGCAGACGCTCTGTTTCTTTTGCCGTCCAAATCATCCCTGATCCTCTTTGACGTTGCGGTAGCCAAGACGCCACAGCAGCCTGGCAGTGTCCTCGGCAAATCGTTCGACAAATTCCTCGTCTATATGCCAACCCGCCGCGTGGACCAGCTCGTGGAGGACAACTTCGAGTCGCTCCTCGCCGTGCAGCTTGTCGTCTACCTCGACCAGGCGGGGTTTAGTATCAATGCGGGTGAGGCCCCTCACTCGACCGTAAAACGGATGGAGTGGTGGCTTGCCGAATATCAAGTTGAACCACTTCCCCATGATCTTGAACCGCATATGTTACCTCATGTCCGCACATGCTACCACTTCCAGAACTCCACGTACACCGTCTCGGAGATTTTTTTCGAGTCGTTATCTGTGTCTGGACGCATCCCCTACCCGTCCTTATAGTTATAATCGGGACGGTGGCCGCATTGGGCTATCACTGAGAGTGAGGGCAACGGTCAGACAATCCCCGGGACGGCTGTACTGGTCAAAGACCCATGCACAGGATTTTCAGGGCAGTCCCCCCGCTTACTGGCTTGCGAGGCCAGTCCCCGACC